TGCCTTAACCTGTTCATAATTGCCAGTCTTAAGGTGTTCAACACTGTCGAAAATGGCAGACTTTAGTTTCTGACTCTTACAAAACTCAAGATACTGTTCCTTCACAAACTTCAAATCGGTATCGGTAATCTTCTGATACACGTTTCTCAGTTGTACAATAACGCTTTCCTTGAGGATTGCGTTTTCGATTCCGTCAACCTTGATCTTAAATACGTTCAAAGTTGGCAAATCCTTATATTGCATAAAGTATGCAACTGTTTGTTTCACGATCCATTGATGCGCATCAGATTCAAATGATGTCGGATCAATAATATCGGAAAGCCTTTCCAGAAAAGTCTTATCACTCAAGATTCCAGATATACATTTGATCTGGAATTCAGGTCCGTACTTTTTCAAATTGTCGATTACATGGTTTTCACTCATAATTAATATTATTCAACTACATAACCAGTATAGGTTATGTTTACCTCTTTGTATAGTTATTTTAACGGGTTTATTATCTCACCAACGTGGTCAACTTACCGAAACACTCATTGAGCCAAATTTGATAATTTGGAATGTTGTTCCACATTTTGTCTTCGGTGACCAACTTGGAAAAACCAACTCTATCAAGCTTCTTTGTTGGCTGATCCAAGATTTCATTTATACGGAGTTGTGAGAAGCTTTGAATCTCAGTCTCCTTCAGTTGCATCAACGTATGATTACGTTCAACGATATCCTTATTTTCAAGGATTGTACGATAGAGCTTGTATTTGCTCTGATTGTTTTCACAATATGTGTAGATTTCTTGCAAATCCACAGTTCGACTTTCGGCAAAGAACGGAAAACACTTGATGATTGTCTTCAAACCAGCTCCGGTTATGCCGTCAATGTTATCAGAAACATCACCTTCAAGAACTCTATACCAGATATAATTCTGGCAACTCACTCCATATTCATTCAAAATTTCAGCACAACCATACAGTTTCTTCTTGGTTGGACTCCAAACTTTGATTTTGTCACTTGCCAATTGTAGAAAATCTTTGTCTGCACTCATGATATGCACATTGTTATTCTTATAATACTGTTGTGCAATATACGCAATGGTGTCATCTGCTTCAATATGATCAATAGCCATAGTTGAAATAGGCAGACAGTCCAAATAATGAACGGATCTTAATAGTTGAGCCTTCATGTTTTTTTCTTCCAATTCAGAAGTGGACATTTCTGAATATGCTCTATTAAGACGAATCTTTGTATGACGTTTGTCTTTGTATGGCGGATAAATCTTACGACGTTTCATACTTCCACCATTACCGTCAAAAATAATAACACAACGTGTAGGATTCAGCAACTTAATTGCATATCCGACACTTTTGAGAAAACCGGCGATGCCGCCCGTGTGAAGTCCATCTTCATTCATGGACGGCATCACCGAATATGCGCGAATAAATGTATTGAGTCCATCAACCAAGAGGACATCCGAATTCTCACTTCGGTTAGATAGTGTGTTCTTGTCTTCTTGTGAAACGTTCTCAAAAAGCGAGAACAACCTTTTCTTTTCCTCTTGATTAAAACTCATATATTATTCTTCATCTCCACCACCAACTTCTTCTGCATCTTCAGAAGCGTCTACTTCGACATCTTCTCGGATTTCACTATCAGGTGACTTGTACTTCATAATCGTCACTTCAGCAATCTTCTGATACAACTCCTCACGAAGTTCAGCATCAGTCTTCATATCCTTAGCAAACGACTTTACGTCAATCTTAACAACCTCACCATTGTTCTTGGTGTAATTGTAAGGTGACTTAGCACCTGTGATGATTGAGTGTTTCTTCAACACTTCAATCCAGTTACCATAATTATCAATGCCACTATCATAAAAAATACTAAAGTCAGCATATTTCATGGGTGGTCCCATACGATTCTTGACAACTACAGCACGGGTCTTAACACCAATATGAACTGGCTCACCATTCTGTGTAACCTTCAATGCTCCCATGCCCTTCAAACGAAGACGTAGACTAGCATGATACTGAATAGCTTTACCACCACTGGTGATATACTTGTCTCCAAACATTGCTGCCTGAAGATTGACACGTAGTTGATTTGTGAACACCAACGCAATACGTTGCTTACCAATCATATCGTTGATCTTTCGCATTGCCTTAGAAATGATAATGGCTTTTCCAGTAGCATAACCATCCTTGCCATGATCACTTTCCAACTCAGCCTTGGTAGAGGCAGCAGCAACACTGTCCACAACGATTGTAACCAATCGATCCTTGTTTGATTTACGAACTTGTGAAATCAACAATTCGATCTTTTCAAAAATGTCTTCAACGGTATGTGCAGCAACATACAACATTTTTGGAACGTCAACACCGATTGCACTGAGAAAATCATGAGACACAGACTGTTCTGTATCGATAAATACAGCAAGTCCGCCCTTCTTTTGAGTTTCAGCAAGCAAGTGTGCTGACAACAAACTCTTACCAGATGCTTCAAGTCCGGTAACTTCGGTAATACGTCCAACAGGAATGCCTGCATGTGGACGATTTGAAATTGCGAGATCCAAAATATCGCAACCTGTACTAATCCAATCCGTAATTGTAGACGGATCTTCCTTTTGGTCCAAGAAAAACGCACACTTACCTGCGTCCTTGTTGGCCTTGTTTAACACATCAGCGAGAGACTCAACGAGTTCATCTCTTTGTGATGCAACTTCATGCGTAACATGAGTTGATCCTTTTTTCTTTTTTGGTGTTTCTTCAGCCATATCTTCTATTGAAATGAAAAAGGAGAGGCGGCATTTTTACTACCGCCTCTCCTAGTATTATTGATTAACTGTTGAACAGATTATCAAACGCCTTGGTGAGGTCGTCAGTATTAGACTTAGCAGCGGTTGCCGTAGGAGACTTACTAGAAGTCTTCGTAGTAGCAAACGGAGCAGAGTCAGCAGCCGCAACAACAGGTTGGGTGGATTCCTCGTCAACCACAGCATTGGAGACGGTCTCAGCAGGACCATTCTCAGGGTTGAGCCAGGCATTCATAACCTCCTTGAGTTCCTCGTACTTGGGTTCGGGGAACAAATCAAGAATATCAACTTGATTCTTGATTGAGTCGATCATACGAGCATCCTTCGGATCAACCGCCGGAGTGCTGTTTGGCTTCACACGGATTGAAGTCTCTGGGAAGTTCTTACCACTTTCGTCGGCGGTACGAAACTCCACAACGATATCACGTCCGGAAGAAAGGTCGGTAATATCACCGTAATCAGGGTCAGCCATGACCGATAGAATCTCCTGATAAACCTGCTTTCCGAATCCCCAAAACTTGACACCCTCATGTTCTTCACCACGAACGATGACAGGAGCAAAAGTACGCATCTTGGGTTCCATCTTACGACCAGTCTGCCAGTCCTCCTTGGAGCCAGTCTTCTTGAGTCGATTGCTGAACTCAACGATTGGATCTGGACGGTTAAAGCTGTCCGGAGAAAGATAAGTCTTGTTGTTGATGCCGTAATGGAACTTGAGTTCAATAAACGGAGTATCAGGTTGGAACTTATAGGGAACGATACGAATCGTCTGCTTACCCGGCTTGGGCTTCCAAATGAGGTTGGACTTTTGGTTTGTGTTTGAAAGGGAGTTCAAACGGCTCTTGATCTTTGACAAGTCGATTGCCATAATTATTAATTTATTAATTGTTAAGTAGTAATTAGCTAATCCATTTAGTTCCACTCGAAACTAAACAATCATAACTAATTCTGGTATAACTATAGATCAAATCCCGAAAAAATCAACTTATAATATCGAAAATTTTCAGGGGAATAATTTTAACAGAAACCTCATTTGTTATGATCAACGAGTTCTTATAAAACTCCCAATTCAACTGGAAAGTTTTATCAAAAACGCCATTGTTTTCTTCAGTGATTAACTTGTTCATGGCGTTGAGTGTATACAAAGTATTGGTTTGTTTCTTACGATGTATACTAATGGTATTAGGCAGCTTTTTAGAGGCTGCCTCGGTGTAAACGATATTATAAGTGAGATACAACTCATTGTTGTTTTTTTCATTATTAAACACAAAAATTTTGTTGTTTGATAATGTGTAGAATGACTTTACGTGTGCCACCAAAATTTGATACTCTGATGGCAATGTAAACGTACAAAGAAGTTGAGTGTCTTTCATCTTGCAGACAATATTGTTGTTTTGTGGCTATCCACATTGTACCACTCGTAACCTACCAAAACGCCATCAGAGTTATACCAACGGCTTTTGTTTCTAATCCAATTGTTTTGTTTTGCTTCTTCCAAAGAAAACTCAGTGGTTAGGATTTTTTCGACTTCTTTGGCGTCTTTTTCTTTTTGATCTCCACTTCTGGTTTCAAGATCGGTGGTGTCAACTCCTGACTGACCTTGGGTTGTTCCAACACTGGCTGGTCCTTGGTCTTGTTGAATAGGTTGATTATCTTGTTGAGCACCTGGCTCAATTTGAATAGGTTTTTCATTTGGTGATGTTGGTTCTTGTACTGGTTGTGCAGGCGTAGCAAAATCCAAATTGGTCTGACCCTTGGTTGGATC